TCTGCGCTGCACTAGCAGCCACGACCAGAACGCCGTTGGCCGCATCGGTCGCGTCAACGGTCAGATCGATCGCATCCTCATCCGGCGACTCCGCGGTAGGACGCCACTGCGACGACCACGACGAAAGTGCGGACAGATCCTCAGCCACCCATGAACCTTCATCGCCCTCAGTCGTGTACTCCCCGAACTCGAACGACTGCGACCACGCATCACCCGCATACACGTTGTAAGGGGTGGAATCGATGAACACTTCAGCCATTACGTCCCCTCAGTTCCTCTTCAAGACTTTCAATGCGCGCCAGCAACACGGCGATCTGCGCGCCATACAGCCCGAGCTTGTCGATACCCGCCACAGCCCCGTTATCGTCGAACGTCAGAAACCGTTCCGCGTCAGTGCCGACCAGTTCGTCAGCGATCGGCCCGACGTGACGGCGATGCTTCTCGTCAGCGATGTACTCCCACTCGTACTGGGTGGGGAAAATCGACCGCAGACACGGCGCCGGAACGATGTTCCGCTTCAACCTGCGAGCAGACGGGTTCGAGAACGTACCCGGAACCACGACCGTGTGAGACGACGTACCCAACATGACCTGATCGTCAGCAGTTGTCGCAGCATCAGCCCCAACAGCCGTACTCCGCTCATGTTCTACCTGAGCACCCGAGCCCAACGCAGTCGCATCCTCAGCCGGCGCATACGTCCCCTGACCGACAGCCACACTCCCAAACGCATACGCCTGCGCGGACATCCCAACCGCAACCGACCGTGACCCCGACGCCGTCGAACCTTGACCAGCCGCTACCGAATCATCCTCAGTCGCTTCAGCACCATCCCCCAACGCAACGGCCGCATACCCCGTCGCATGCGCGTTCACACCCAACGAAACGGACCGGACGCCGGTGGCTGTAGCGTCCACACCCAGCACAATGCTGTTCGCGCCACCGCCAGCGTGGGAACTATCGTCCCCACCACCAGCGTCCGCAGTGCCCGCCTCAAGCCGTTCAACACGCTTCTTCAACCTGCGAGTCTCCGCACTCGGGTCCGAAGGATCATCAAGCGGCATCATGCACCTCCGGAGTCACCGTCATACCCATCGAACCCGACAAAGCCACCACACGAAGATGCTTCGTACCAGCCGACAACCGCTCATGCCCAGACGCGACCGTCGCACCAAGCAAACTCCCCGGCGCAGCAAACTCCGGACCATCCGGGAAGATGTTCAACCCAAACGACCACGCCGACGTCGGGAATTGCAGCGCCGCGAAAGTGTGATCCGCCGCCGCCTGCAACCGGTCAGGGTCAGTCACGTCAGCGAAGTCAACCCACGTATCCCGAACACTGATCGCGGCCGGCCCCTCAATACCACCCGCGAACGCAGCCGCCGAAATCGCAGACTTCCCACCACCACTGAACGCGGCAACACCAGTCATCTGCCGAACCACGTCCCGCGTGACCTTCAAGTCAAGCACCGGAGACGAATCCCCACGAATATCGAACGTCGTCTCCGAACCGATCTCCACCACCGGAGAACCAACAAGCGTCTCAAACCGCAGGTTCCCACCCGTCTTATACGGGCGCAGGAACACCTCGCAACCATCGTCCTCAACCTGCTGTAGATGGTCCTCGATCTTCAACCGCTCGTTGTACTTCCAGTCAGCAGAGAACCCACCCGAACCATCAGCAGGACGGTCAATGGGCAGGTACGCGATCGCGAACAGCGGGTCGAAGATGGCGCGCACAGCACCAGCGTGCGACCGAGTCGTCACCGTGAGCACCGAGGCGGTCGGGTTGTACGCGCTCACCGGCCACATCATGCGGTCGTTGAAATACGCCCCGCGCATCTCAACGCTAGAGAGACGAACAGTCCGAGACTTGTCGTCCCACACGTCCCGCTGAATGACACCCGCATACGCTACGTGGTCGGTAGCCGCCCACTCCTGAGTGATCGTGTAACGGTTCCCGAGCGTCAGTTCTTCAACGTCCGCCTGGGACAGACCCGACCCGAACGCACGCACCGTGTGATAAGCCGAACCCTGCCCAGTGATCCGCGTCTGCCAGTCGGCATCACTGCACGGAAGCGTCCCCGCGTACGCACCGTCATGCGTGTAGTAGACCTTGTTCACCCACTCGTCGGTCACGGGAGCAACACCTTCGTCGGGTCCGGCGCCCACAACTGCAATCGGTACCGCGCCTGCATCCCATACATCTCGATGACGACCTCCGGGGAACCATGCCGGCGAACCTCCGACGTGTACGTCCCCGTCGCCTGCTCAACCGTGAAAGTGCCCATCCCGCCATCCGCAAGCAGATCCTCGAGCGCCTTCATCGCAACCTCAAACGCCGCAGGATCATCGTCGGTCAGAATGAGACCCGTGAGGGTGATGAGCCGTGGCCCGAGGTGTCCGGGAGCGTCGAAGTCACCGTCGCCGTTCGGGCGTGGGATGGTCTCGCGACGCATCTCCACACCCTCAAACCAGCCCTTCAACCCGTCGTCCTCGATCGTGTAGGTTGCCGCACCCCCACCGCCAACGAACGTCAGCCCACCAAGAGTCGCGATCATCAGTTCCCCCTAGCTGTGAACGCCATCCGCTCCGCAGCGATACGGGCGATCTGCGCTTCACTCATGCCCGGTGCCGGGTAGATGTTCTGCGTGACCTGCTGCACGGTCCCCGCCGCTCCCCCGCCGATCCCACCGGAGTGCAGGGCATCACGGAACGCGTAGACGGAGTGCTGACCACCCATCGCGTCCACATCCGCGGCGGACAGCACATGCTCACCATCCGAAAGTGCAAACAGGCCCGCCGTGTCATCCTTCGGCCCACCGGGGCCATAAATCGCGCCACCATCAGCACGACCCGGACCCTGCCACTCAGCCGACCCGCGAACCGGAACCGTAATCGTTGTCCCGTCGAACATCGTGATGAGGCGTGTCATCGCCTGCTCTGCCCCGGACGTATCGAGGTTCGCAACCGTGTTGATGTTCTCGGGGATGAGCCCCAACTCATCGGCGTATGCCTCCGCAGCTTCCCCGGTAATACCGAACTGCTCAAGCTGCTTGATGAGTTCCTCGCGTCCCGCGGCAATAACGCCGTTCGCGTCCTCCTGTGACCCCGTCTGCTCGTAAGTAGCCGCAGACAGTTCCAACGTGGACTCAGCGAGATCGTCGAGCGACGACTCAGCGTCACGCCCGAGCTGGGTCGCGATGTCGAGGGTGGGAATGAACCCATCCAACGACGCAACGAACCCGTCAAGGGTGCCGTTAGCCGCCAGGTACGCGTCCTGCTGCGGCTTGATGAAGTCATCGATCTGCCGCTGAACCGCGTCTGACACGTCATCTGTCGCCTGCTCGAACTGACGCTGGGCATCACGCACACTTAGAGTCGCAGAACCGAAGTTGCGGATCTGGTCGGCCAGGTCGTCGATACCATCACCGGTCGCCTCGGCCTGACCGGCCAAGGCACGCAAGGCGTCCTCGTTGTCTTTCGTGGTGTCTTCCGAGTCGCCGAGCGCCAGGTCAAGAAGATTCTGCCCTTCCGCCGCGACACCCGCCGCCGTCGCCTGGTCAGTGAGCGCCGACTTGTACGCCGGCATCTGGCCCAGCAGAAGCTCCTGTTGCTTCTCCGTGAGTTCAGCGCTCTCAGCGAGCAACCGGAACTGCCTCTGTGCCGCAGGAAGATCCGACTCCGCAACCTTCGCGAGCTCGTCGCCAAGCAGACGCAGGTTCGAGATGGTCGAGTTGCCGATGATGTCAGAGGCGCCCGTAGCGCCGCCACGGTCCAACACGTCGCCCAGTTCCTCGAGCTGCTTCGTCGCCAGTTCGATCCCAGAGCCACCGAACTTGCCCGCAGAAGCGGCCAGCAGATCGACCGCGTTACGGGCCGACGTGACCTTATTCGCGACAACCTCAGCCTCGGGACCAACGTTCTTCAACGCGTCAGTGAGCGCGTCCAGCGCGACCGTTCCGACAGCGATCCCAGCGAGCGCACCGCCACCAATCTTCGCGATCAGGCCAAGGCCCTTCGCCGCAGCCTGAGCCTTCGGGCTCATCAACTCGAGCGCCGCATTGAACTCAGCAACCTTCGGAATCAGCAGCAGGTAAGCACCATAGGCGAGCCCACCCGCCGAAGCGACAGCACCAAGCCAGAACACGGCCTGCTGACCCGCAGCAGGCATCTCGTTGAACTTGTCAACAAGGTCCGTGATGCCCTGCGTGAAGAAACGCAGAGGACCATCCGCAGCCTCACCCATCGAAATCAGGGCAGTGTCAACGGCGCCGTTCAGCGCTTCCCAGTCACCCTTCAGGTTGTCGAGCTTGGTTGCCGCAGTCTCAGCCGCATACCCGGCGTCATCAACCTCGTTCGTCCAGTCCTCGATGCCCTCCGCGCCCTCTTCGTAGAGAACCGTCGCCCCACGAATCGCGTCCTGACCGAAGATCATCGCCAGCGTGGTCTGCTTCTGCTCGTCCGTCATCCCCGCAAGGGACGTTTCGAGCTCGCCGGCCAGACCAGACAGGCCAATGAACTTGCCCTGAGCGTCGTACGCCTCGAACCCGATCTCCTTCATGAGATCGCGGACTTCACCAGTCGGGTTCGCGAGGCGCAGAAGCATCGTCCGGAACGACGTACCAGCATCGGAACCGAGTAGACCCGCCGACGCGAACGCCGCCAGAGACCCAACCGTCTCCTCAACGGACACACCAAACTGGTCGGCAACCAGACCCGCCTGACCAAGCGCCTGCGAGATGTCGCCAACGTTACCCATGGCCTTACCCGCGCCCGCCGCCAGAAGGTCAGCGACATGCGTGGCATCGCTACCGTCAAGGCTGAACTGCTGAAGCGTGGTCGCAGCAATTTCCGCGGCCTCAGCGACACCAATACCAGCAGCCGCAGCAAGGTCCAGAGACCCCGTCAGCGCACCACCCAGGATCTCCGACGCCCCAAGACCAGCCTTCGCCAGTTCCTCGATCGCGTTCGCCGACTCCGTGGCAGAGAACACCGTTGTGGCGCCAGCTTCGAGCGCCGCATCACGCAGCCCCTCAATGTTGTCGCGCGCATCCTCACCAGTCGCCGCAACGTTCGACATCGCCTGGTCGAACTCTCCGAACTTCGCGACCGCAACACCCAGCCCGGCCGCAATAACCGCACCCGACGCCAGCGCAGTGCGACCAAGGAGCGTGAACGCTTCCCGCTGCTTCGCAAGCTTCTGAGCCTCAGTAGCCGTCTCACGGGTCGCCTTCGCGGCCTTGTTCATCCCATCGACGTACTGCTGGTACCCAATCGCCAGCTCAGCCTTGACCTGCCTAGTCATGCACCCTCCAGGGATGTATCGCGACCGGCAGTCCGGTACTGTTCGGTTGCATGAGGGCAAAGACCGTCACGGGCGCAGCACTAATAGCGGTCGCCGTGCTGCTCGCCGGCGTGACGGTCTACATGACCCTCGGACTGGACCTGCTACGAACCCTGTGGCTCTACACGCCCTCATGGGTGCTGCTGGTCATCGGGGTGTTCACGATCGTTTCTGCACGTCCCACACCAGCGAACCCAGATCGGTAGCCTTCGGGTTCTCCGCTTCGTACGCCGCACGCGCCTGATTCATCGCACGCATCGCCCAGTCCTGACGCGGCTTAGCCACAAACGCGAACTGGTTGTCCGGGTCGGTCGCCTCCGCGACCGTGTACCCGTGGGGGCCACGCCGAACCCGGGCACGACGGCGCGCCTCAAGCAACGCAGCAACGTCCAGGGGCGAGAACTCCGCCTCACGGATCGTCACCGAGCTCACCAGACGGTCACCGTCGTACTCGTAAGTCGTCACCTCGGCTGGTTCCCAACCAGAGAGTCGGCGCGGTGAGACACCTATCTCGAGGGCTAGTTCCGCTTCTTCCTGGAACCGGCCCCCGAGGAAGCTTTTCCCAGTGTGAGAATCCTCGCCGCAGGCCCCTGCTGGTTCAGTCCCCACAGTTTCAGGGTGACCGTCTCCCGCCAGGGAGCGTCGAGGAATCCGTAGAACTCGGCCCACTCCGCGGCGGTCGGGTGTTCCCCGTCCACGGTGAGCTTGTCCACCGGATACGCGGCAGCGGCAGCGTCAAGGTTGTAGCCGAGGTTCGAGTCCAACTGCGCGCCCTTGCGGGGCGGGTGTACCGCGGTGATCGCGGACCACTCAGCGCCCAGCAGCTTCGTGAACGTCAGCGCGACCATCTGCCCGCCTGCGACCACGTTTGCCGAGTCAGTGACGGGCTCTGCCGCCTCCGCTCGAGCCTTCTCAATCAGTTCCTGAATGCTCATGTTCTCCACCTATTTCCACCGTGGAGGGAACCGGGCTGGGTGGACGGTGGAGGAACCACCCAGCCCGGGGCTTGTTACGCAGCGATCGCGACGTCGTCCTCGGTGATGTCGATCACGAACAGCGTCTGCGTCAGGGTCTGCACACCGTTCTCGACGGGCGAGTCCTTACGCTGCTTGCCGCACTCAACGGTGATGACATCGACAACCTGCGCCGCCGCCCAAACCGTCGAGTTCGGAAGCGAGTAGCGGAGAGTCAGGTGACCCTTCGTGCCCTGAATGAGCGTCGCCGCAGCCACATCCGCGTCGTCACCGAACACGTACTGCACCTCGACGGTCTCCGTGATCTTGCCGGGACGCTCAAGGATCTGCTTCAGCGTCAGCCGCGGGTCTTCGATCCGGGCCTCGTTGATCGTGCGCGTGAGCGTCTTCAGCGAGTACGTCAGGTCGACGCCCGCAATGAGGTCCGCCGCGGACTTCGGGTCGTCGGCCTCCGCAGTCCATGTGATGCGAAGGTTGTCGTCCCAGTTCACGGACTGGGGAACGTCCTCAAGAGCCATGTCAGTTCTCCTCTGTCTTGTCGCCCGTGGGCGGCTCAATGGACACGGTCGTGTCCGGTGTCTCCGCCACGGGGCGGAAGGTCTTTGAAAGCGCCGCCTTCCAGCGACGCCAATGCGCCTCGGTCACCGTCACCCGGTTCCCGTGCGCGTCCTCGATCTCGATGAACCCGGCCGACGCGAGCGCGGCGAGGGCTTCCCGTCCGAGCGTGTTTGCGTCAGCCGCGGACAGGACGGTTTCGCCCGACTCGAGGCGTGCTTCGATTCGCTTCGCCATGCGGACCCCCTTAACTGGAGAAGCCCCCGCACGCGGCGAGGGCTCCTGCGAACTAGTGGTCATACGGGATCAGCCGACCAACCCACCTCAACAACCGCGTACACGATCGTCGGCTGCGGGTCCGTCTGCACCTGAATAGGCAACGGCGACGAGAACCAGAGCGGCTTCGACCGCTCACCCGCCACCGTCAGAGTCACCCCGACACCACCCGGGTAAAGCTTCGTTTCGAGCAGATCAACGAGCACCTGAACCTGCTCAGCAGTGCCGCCGACAACGTGACCGGTGTACCGCGGGTTCTTCCGAGACCGCGGCCCTGTAATACCCGTCTGCTCGTTCTCCCCCTGCGCCGGATGCCACACGATGTACGGCGTGGCCGTCTCATGCGGTGCGAGGGTGATGAACGTCTTCGTGGCGAACGCCGTAATCTCCTGCGTCTTCGCCTTCAACGCGTCAGTGTGCTTCTTCGACATCACAGACCCGCCTTCCGCATGGCATCGTCGACCGCACGCAACACGCCGCGCATGAAGTCCTCTTCGTTCTCCGCCAGCGACGACGCGAGCTCGTTCCCCGGCGTCAGAGCGTTCGGTGAACCCGGCGCCCCGAACTCGATCAGGTTGCCGAGATGCGCGGCACCGCCACGACCCTTCTCGTACCCGATTTCCGACTCAAGCGAACGCTTACGCGAGTTCACGTCGAACGTGATCGCCCGCGCCGCCTGCCGGAAGTGGCGACGTGCACCAACCTTCCGCTGCGCCGCCTTCTTGATCCGGTTCGACGTCACATTCAGGGCAACCTTCAACGGCTCCTCGACGCCCTCCGCTGCAAGATCAAGGTCGGCGGCAAGCTTGTTCAGCTCGGAGAAATCGAACTCGATACCATCCGCCATGTCAGTTCGCTTCCTCCACCGGATACCGGTGTGCGGTGACCTGACCAGCCTGCGGAAGACCCTTCGTCCGGGCCTCGCGACCAACCAGTGACGGGTCTGCTGTGGACGCAGTCACACGCCACAACGTATTCACCCCGACCAGCGGGGTAGCACCCACCGCGACGTGAATGTTCGTGTCCTGTACCGCGGGAACCTGCGATCCCTGCTCGCGCTCAGATACGGTCAGTGTGGCGGACTTCCACCGCCCCGGGACGGCAGGGTAGACCGTCACCTCAGTCTCGACGACAACACCGTCAGCATCCGGCTCCGACTTCGTCACGGTGTACACCTTGAACGTCTCCGTGAACCGCGACTCAGCCTGAGATCGCAGATAAGGGAGTTGCGCCGCGATGTCGTAGCCGAGGTTCACTCCTCGCCGCTTTCAAAGAGAGGGAACCCTGCGATGTCCACCCCGCAGGAGCAGTACGTTGCCCCAAGGACCAGTGAGCACCACGAAAGGTGGCTCGAGCACGTGCCGAGCATGTCGATCGCGAACGCGCCTGACGGTTCCGTGAGCCCAAGCAGCGCCCACATTTCGTCCGGGATCGCCACCCGACCTTTACCGGACCGGTAGGACTTCGATGTGGAACCGTCATCCACCGAAACGGTGACCTGGGTTGAGTCGTCCGGGCGCTTCACCTGCGCTACCACAGACTCACGAACTACGTAATCAAGCTTCGCCTGATCGATGGTCTCGACTTCAAGCTGCACCCGACGCGCCTCGATGAGCATTTCAGCGTCATCGATCCACATCTCCCACTGCTGCTCAACCGGCGAGCCAGAGACGGGGACGGCCACCCCCAGAGCCACCGCAATGTTGTCGGTAGTTACAGACACGACCGCCCCCAATCCTTAGTCGGACTCGACACGTCCGATGTGTTCCTCACTCATGCCCGGCGCCGGGTTGATCTTGCGGCGCCGCCCGGGCTTCCGGGGTGCCGGCGAAGTCTCCTCCACCGGCACCCACTCAGCACCCAGCCGCGCAACCTTCTCGTCAACGACAGACACAATCGCGCCCGACGCAGAGTTGCGCAGACGAACCATCAGACGAGGTCGTGGATCTTCGCGAACGCGTTCAGGTTCGCGATGCCCCAGCCGTAAACGACCTCAGCGCGGAACGCGACCTGGTTCTTACGCTTCAGGTCACCGCCACCGTCCGGGTCACCGTAACGGATGACCTCGAGACCGATCGACTTCTGAACACCCCAACGGATGGCCGAGAAGTCACCGACGAAACCGAGGACATCGGTGTCGACCGCGAGGACACCGGTACCACGAACCGTGTTCGACACGGAAGCGCGGTGACCGTCGAGCTCGCTGGTCTCGATACCGAGACGGAAGTTCGGGTACAGCTTCTGCTCGGAGTTGGTACCGCGCAGAGCGGAGAACTTCGCCGCGTAGGTCGGGTCCAGGGCGATGTCGCGGGGAACGAAACCATCCGCGAGGACGAGCGCGTCGGCCGCGTCCAGGCTCACGTACGGCTTGTCCGCCGCCACGTACTCGACGAGGTTCGTTGTGTCGGTGAGGCCACCGTTCATCGCGGCGACAACCGCACCACCGGTCGGGTTGATCTCATGGAACACACCGAAGTCCAGGGCACGCGACAGCGCCGGCTGGATAAGAGCCAGGATCTCGTCAACGATCTCGAGCTGACGGTCCTCGTCCGCCCACAGAACCTCTTCGTTGAAACGGAGAGTCTTGTGGAACTTGAACGGCTTGATCGTCTTGCTCGTCGGCGTGACGGTCGATGCGCCCTTGTCGCCACCTTCAGCGACGTACTCGGCCTCGCCGATGTCGAACGTCCACGACTCGCCCTCACCGAACGTCATCGGAGTCTGAGCGGAAAGGGTGGCAACAGCCGACCCGTTCTGGATCGCACCAAGCCACGGCGCAATCTTCTGCTTGGGGATCGAAAGCGACCCCGTAGCAAGTGATGTCATTGTCTTGCCTTTCGGTTAGTCGGCCTGAGCGAACAGCCCCCGCGCGAATTCGCGAAGCTCCGTATCGTCCTTGCCAGTCGTTGTGGTCGCTCCCTCTTTCGGGGCGACATTTCCCTGCTTCTTGGAGTCCGCCTGACGTGCAGCAAGGCGCTGCGCCTGAGCCGTCAGAGTGGACTCGTCAGTACCGGTGAGGAACAGGTCTGCGTCGGACGGTTCGCCGTCCTTGCCCTTCTCAGTGCTGATCCCGAACCGTGCGGCGATGCTCGAACGAAGCGCCTCAGCCTTTGTGGTGCTGAGTTCCTGCTCAAGCGACTCCAGACGTTCCTCGAGCGTTTTTGCGCCGTCAGCCTTCGTCTTCAGTTCCGCGTAATCCGGGTACATCTGCTTCGCCAGACGGTCGGCACGCTCTCTCACGATGCGATCGACGTCCGCCTGAGTGAAGGTCTGTTCCTGCTTCTGTTCCACGACTTCCGCGGCCTTCTCGGCTTCTGCGGGCGCTACTGGTTCAGTCATTTCGGTACTCTCCGTTTTCGTGCCGTCGCACATTCACCGCGAAACCGTCGCGTGCGGCCACAGGAGACCCGTGGAAGCCTTTACTCTGGGTAGTTGGCGTCCAGGTAGTCCCGGACTCTCGCCCTCGTGGCGGGCGTCTTATTGCGCCGACTCGCCATGTACTGGAACTCGCCAACCTCAGTACCCGGATCGTTCTCCTTAAACACCGGCTGCGCCGTGCAATGACAATTCGGGTGAGCCGCGAACTGCACTGTTGACTGCCGGTAAACGGCGCCACGATCGGCCAGCATCCGACAGAATCGGCAGGTATTGGCCGACGCGAGACGCCGCCAACCCACCGACTCCGGGTCGTTCTGCCGGTTCGTGAGGATCGTGTCTCGGTACGGCTTCGCCGTCTCCAACTGCACAACCTCAGCAAGCCGCTTCGACGCCGTCTCCTCGTCATCCGAGAACAACGGGTCAGACGCCCACGCCACACCGCGCCGAATCTTCACCGTCCGGTCATTCACCACAAACTCGGTGACGAACGTCCTGTCCCGAACACCAGCCCGGACTCGCTCTTCCTCGTAGAAGTCGACCGCCAACGCTGCCGATCCCTCCGAGAAGTAGCCGATGATCTCCGGGACGCTGTTCAGAAGTGCCGCCCGACGCGCTGTAGGGCTACCAGGGAGAGCCACAAGCAGCCCGACCGCCGTATCTACCGACTCAGTCGTTACCAGCCTGAGCGCCGCCTTCGACTGAAGCGCTGTCACCATTAGCGACCGCCTTCGAGTTCAGCAACGACTGGACAACCGCCCGACCCTGCGCCTTCTGCCTCTCAGCAAGAGCACGCTTGATCGTCTGCTCATCCATCCCCAGCAGTTCCAGACCAACCTCGGTCTCAGCAAGCCACGGCACAGCCGCAAGCTGCTTCTGCCCCGCATCAGCCGCCGCCGACCGCGACACGTACTGCGGGTTACGCCACTTCGTGTCAATCGACGCCCACTCCGCAGGGATCTCGTCGAGATCGTTCTGAATGGCAAGACCTCGAGTCACCGACCGACGAACCGTAATCGACCAGTCGTCAGTGGCGCCCTCAGCCTCAGCAAGCAGGTTCTCTCGGGCCTCCGAGTACGAATCCGCAGCAGTCGGGTTCGCCATGTCAGTGAGAGCGAAGTCCGCGTCCGACAGGTCAAACTCACGAGCCGTCAGCTTCGCCAGCGCGTTCATCTGCGCAAGATGCGCCTCGGGCGTCTCAGCCTTGAACTGCTTGATGTCCGCGCGCGGGTTCGTTGCTTCTTCGTCGTCCGGGATGCCGAACACACGCCCAAGCGCAACCTGCCACGACGCCTTCTGCGACCCATCCGCATTCTTGAAGATCGCATCACTCGCACCCAACAGCACAAGCTGCGGGATCGAGTAGATGTCCATGTGGCCCTCCATGCGAATCAACGCACGAACAGCCGCATCCTGAAGCCCAATCGTCGACCGGGTGATTCGCGAACGACCCATACGCCTCGACGCACGCGGCCGATAAACCATCGGATCAGCCGGCACATGCCACGGATGCTCCGAGCGCCCCACCGTCCAACCCGACGAATCCTTCTCCGCGTTGATCGTCTCCCCATCGAGGTACAGAACGAACCCGGTAATCTTCCCGTCCTTACGAGAAGTCACAGACAGCAGATCATCCAGGCGACGCTTCCGGTTATTCCACGACCCGAACGCGTTCAACGCATCCTTCGCATGAATCAGCGCCTTCGGCTCACCCTTCGACTCATCCCCCCGCGTCGTAATCAGATACGACACCCCATGGATCAGCGAATCCGTGCGCCCGTTCGCGATCTCCGACAGAAGGAAGTTGTTGTCCGTGAGCTCCTGGATACCAAGCGCATTGATATCCCCGTCAGTCCACACCATCCGATCGAGGTTGCAACGCCGAGCAAGCCCGTCAACACCCTTCGCGTTCCACCCCAGAATCAGCCCCAACCGCTTGTACTGCGGCGGAATCACCGACCCAACCTGCCTAATCGCCCGCTTCCCGTCATACACCGACGAACGCAGCAGATTGCGCTTCGACAGCGCCGCCAACTGCTCAGCGTTGTAGTTCAGGGTCACAAGCTCGTCATCTGAGAGACCAGGGACGTTGATTCGTTCGGCCACTAGAGAACCACCGCCGTCCTAGATCCAGAACGCCGGGTAGGACGCTCAACGTTGTCTTTCTGGGCACCCCACAGGGCGAGTGTTTGCGATACGACCGGCGAGATGTTGGACGCGGCGTCTTTCCGGTTCCACGCCCACCCGCCCTGAAGCGGGCGCTTAGCGGCAACCGACAAGGCGGCGTTCACCTGTGGCTGATCCGTGTGGAACACGGTGCCGTCCACGATCCCGTCGTGGTACTTCGCGCAGCCGATAGCCATGTCACGCCCCTCTGCCGCTGCGAGCGTCACAACAATGTCCGTACCGATCAGGTAGTGGCGCCCCTTGCGCTTCTCCACCAGGCCGGACATCTCATCCGCGACCACAGCGTGAAGCTTGTTCTTCTCCGCGCGCGCAACAACCCACGGGATGACCCAGTCGACGCCGCGGCGTTCGTCATCGAGCTCCACATGCCAGTTCTTGTCGAACCGTTGGCCGGCGAGCGACACGGAAGCGGTCTTACGGTCAGGCGGAACATCAAGCGCGAGCGTAAGACGGTCAACCGGCATAGATGCCGGGTCGGCCTGGTCGCCCCACGCCTTCTCGTCAATAACCTGCGGAGAGACATCCGGGTCCCAGATTCCAAGCGCCTCACGCTTGAACCCGTCATCCGTGAACGCCTCACGCATCCGCAACATCGCCTCTTCAGGCGTGAAATGCGGGTACGACGGATTCGCGACAGCCCACTGCTTGCGGTCGTCAGGATCAGCCTTCTCGTCCGCCGAAATCTCGACGAACACCGTATCCTTCGACGTCTTCGCCAAAGCACGAGCCCGCTTGTTCGCGAACACCTCGGAAGGGTCCTGCGGACGCGGCGGAGTCCCCATCATGAACATCAGCGGGTTATCCGCCCGGTTCATAGACGGAACCATGTTCTCGAGCGCGGAATCCGTCAGGATCTGCGCCTCATCCAGAACAAGGAACGACACCTTCTGCTTACCGCGACCAAAGCCACGCTCACGCGCCCCAAACTCGATACGCGACCGGTTACGGAACACAATCCGCTGCTGACCGTTCGTGCTACGAACCGCGCGGACGTGCGGCGCCACCTTGCGCATCTGCGCCATCGCAGACATCGCCTCGAAAGTCTCATCCGCGGTGTTGCTGTGGTGCGCGGTCCAGATGACCTTCGTCCCCGGCTTCAGGAGACACAGCGCGAACGCGATCATGCCGACAAGGAACGTCTTCCCGACCTGGCGGGGTATGGAGATGACCACGCCGCCAACAGACGCCGCATAGATCCCGTTTGGACGGAGCGCAAACGCACACCGGCCAATACCGTCCTGCCAAGTCTCCAGATTCCCGCCAAGAGCACGAATCTGAGCTGCGATCCTCCCCCAAGACTGAGGACCACCAATCCCCTCAGGAATCGACAGATGACGGGCAACCTCAGATAGCTTCTTCGTCCCAGGTTTCGTCGGCGTCGAACTCGGCATCATCAGCCTCTTCCTCGGCCCGCGCCTCCAGCCCCTCGATCTCCTTCGACAAGATCGAAACCTGACGGTGCATCGCAGCCTTCGCCGGCCCCTGCATGTTCGGCAGATCAGACACAATCTCCCGACGCTGCGCCAGAAGAATCTGCAAGTAGTCACCCGACTCGATCGCCTCAGCGAGACTCAGGATCTTGGGCGCAGGAGGAGCCTCGCCCGGCTTGACAACACGCAAAGGTGCCTTAGCCATGCCGAACCTCCAAACGAAAAAAAGCGCGGGGGGAGATCATCCGTATACCCGGAGGGCTGTCGTGCCCCCTTAGGGGGAGACCCCGACCACCCGGTTTGTCAGCCGGTCGACCGGTCTAGTCGAGTGCTCCTGATCTCCGCACTATGGGTGCGTATGGTCGGGCGCGCTTGGTGGAGTTACAGTCAGCGTGTGCTGCTCTCAGGTTCTCGAGCGAGTCGGCTCCACCCCGGTCGAGGGGCACGACGTGGTCGATGACGAAGCATCGCTTGTCTGGCCACTTGATGGTGTAGTCGATGGGTAGTCCGCAGATGTGGCAGGCTGCACGGGATGCAGCGATGACCTTGCGTGCGCGCTTACGTACGACATCGTTACGCGCAGCCATCCCCACTCCTTCAAGCGACTCGCTTCTGCATCAGTCGCAACGAACGGACGTGCTGCTTTGATACGCCAAACCTGCGGCCCAGCTCGGCGTCGTTGCCTACGATGGGCGCCAGCCTACGAATCTCCGCCACCTGGTCGTCAGTGAGCTTTGCGGAGCGGTGCGTCTCGCCGTGTGACGAGCGCCTGCGACCCTTCTCGTCCATGTCGCGCATGTTGTCGGCCGGTGTGCCGAGGAACAGGTGCTCCGGATTGCAGCAGGGCGGGTTGTCGCAGCGGTGTAGGACATGCCATCCATCCGGGATGGGGCCATTGGCTAGCATCCATGCGACGCGGTGAGTGCTCTCGTGGCCTGCACCGCGAGATCCGCGGGTCATGTGCCCGTGACCGAATGTCCCGCGAATGGCGCCGGTCCACTCGATACAGCCGTTATGTCCCTCAACCAGCTTGGCCGCGAGACGTGATTCGACGGTGGCCGTGAATCCAAGTGCTGTAAGATCGTGCATATCGAACTCCTCCAGTGGGTTCGGTCATGCCCCCGGATGTTGACGCATCGCGGGGGTTCATCGTGCTCAGAGCGGAGCACACACGCATGGTGTACCTCGGAGGTTCAGGTGTCGAAGGGAATGTGTCGGCTTGCGGGATTCGAACCCGGATCTCCCTCGCCAATGCGGGGTGTCCTAGACCATGCAGTAAGTCACACCCATCAGAGTTGCCTAGGACTCAGGGTGTTGATGTGCAGAGGCCATTCCATTAGACGATCGGCCGGTCGGTGTGGTTTGCGTCGTCACCGCGACGAGATAGACGAGAACCCCCTCAGATCAGTCCATCCAGTTGCTCAACTGTCGCGTCGGATCAGCGAGCTATGCGCCATCAGTGGGCGAAGTGCCGACGCCTGCACACTGTTGACTGCGTCGATGGCCGAAACCATGCCACCTACAAACGCGTCTCGCCGCTTACCCCATCCCTCACGAATTAGGTACTCCGCGAGGGAGTCCGGATCTGATGTGCCCGCCTTGTGGATCGCGCGGGCCAGGTCTCTACGCTCCGTACTCATGCGTCAAGCCTCTCAGTCAATCGTCATCTTCCTCGAACGCACCTGACTGGTACAGGTCTACGAGGTGTACCGCCAGTCCAAGGCCAGCATGGTACGGCTGGTCGTCAGCGAACTCGGAGAAGTATCCGGTGGTGCGGCGGTCTTCCGTGCTGATCGTTACGTATGCGGCTTGGAGGACGTAACCGGTGACGAGCACGTTCTCTTCGATGCTGTCTGCGATGTGTGCGGCGAGGGCTGCGTCGAGAGCGTTCTTCGTGGTGTCACTCATCGAGTTTCACCGCCCGTCTGAACCATCGACGCCACGGTTTCTTCGCGGCCCCGTTCACACACCTGTCACAGTCCGGTTCGGGGCACCGTTTGCCGTGTTCGCCGTCGCGGATTGGTTCGCCACGGTAGTTGCGGCGGCGGGTGTCACTCACCGGTCGTAGGCCCAGAAGAACTTGCCACCCTCACCGATACCTTTGTGCGGGCCGGCGTGACCCGCGGTGAGGTAGCAGTCGAGTGAGTCGTAATCGAGGACGAGTGTGACCGTGCAAGTTTCAGTGTCCGTCACTTTGAGCCCTCACCCTCAATTGCATGCGACTTAAGCGGCGGGAGTTCGATGTCCCCGCAGATAAGGCACTCGCGCTCCCCGAACATGAGGATCGCGTAGGAACCGTGGTCACACTCCGCTTCCGTCATCGCTCACTCCTCTTGTGGGTCGGCTTGTTCTGCGACGAGACGCCCGATACGCGAGTCGATGTACTCAGCCCGAAGGTTGCAGCACTCGTCCGTGTCACACCGGCACATCGGGGTTCTCGATCAGCCAGTCAAGATACGACACGGACTGTTCGTAGCAGTCCTCGTCGCCGCAATAGCCAAGGGCGATGATGATGCGTCCGGCGAAGTTCCATCCGAGGACGAGAGTTTCGCGGCTGTATTCGTCATGGCTTCTCGCCCACGGGACCAGAGCCCGCCAGCCGAACCAATAGAGCTCGGGCTTGTAGTACCAGATGCGGGACTTCGGGGCGTCGACCAGACGCTGTGGAACCGTGGTCATGATGCCCTCGTTCTCAGTCAGCCACCGGATAAAGGTCAATGAACTGCCCGTGGTGAGGGAGCCACTGCCAACGGTGGAAGATCCCGTTGCGTCGGACGAGCCAGTAGTGGCCGTCGTGACTTACCGCTTTCCGGCGCCCATCCCAGGTGATGGTTCCGTCAGGCCATGACTCGACACACAGGATGCGGTCGTTCATGCTTCCATCTCCCACGTGTGGTCGATGACGGTCATGGACTGTTCACGCAGGGCTGCTTCGTGTTTCCGGAAGAAGTGGTTGCAGTAGGTGAGCTCGATCATGTCGATCCAGCAGGACCAGTAGGCTTGCACGCCGCAGTGATCGCAGCGCCTCGAGGTGTCCACCATGACGCACCGCCCTCTACTGGGGTCTTGGTACTAACGGTTCACTGCCGGGCGGAAACCAGTCCAGTTCCGCTTCGCCACGTTCGAGCGCACGCACCCACGAGTACGGGCGCGGGTACGTCGGCGGGAAACACATCGGGCATTCGGGTTTCGCGTTTTCGCTGACCGCTTTGTTGTTGCCGTCGAAGTAGTACCGTCCGTCAGCGTCGCAAACGTCGGCGCCGCACTTGTAGCAGCGGAGTTTCGCGGGGAAACCACAGATCCGACAGGCCATGACTCCCGCTTTCATGCGGTGTAGCGACGCGCCGCCCCACTGCCGGCGCTGATGCGGGTGATCGTCGAGAGCTCGACCTGCCCCACGACGGGCGAGTACGCGACGACGAGGTCGAAGAGCTTGCCGTCGTCGCTGAGCGCGATGACTTCCTCGACCTTGGCCCAGCCCTCAGCTACGGCCTTGGCGAGACCCGCGGTGTTGCGGGGGTGGCGGCTGGTCTTCGCTGCGTTCGTCATGTAACTAGAGTAACAGGCTAGCCCTGATCCTGCAACTCCGGTTACAATGATTTTGTGACTGATTCCACCCTCGAAACCCTGCACGCGTTCCAGGAACGCATGAACGCGATGCCCAAACGCCGCGCCCAACTCATCGAGGAAGCGCGCAAGGCGGGCCACTCCTGGCCGAAGATCGCCGAAGCTCTCGGCATGACCCACCCCGGCGCCATGAAAGCGGCAAAGCAGGGTTAGGCGTGCCCTTGCGTGGGCATACACAACCGGTATACCCACGCAAGGGTTGAAGTTTCCGATCCGCCGCCGCTCGTCTCCGCAGTGCACTTATCAGGCTCGTTCGCCCGTTCAATCGTTCGCCGGAGGTTTTGGCAGATGGAAGTTAGAGGAAGGCCAGGTCTGACCATCCGAGACGGTGATGCTCGCCCACAAGGAACGACAGGACACCGGACCGGGAGAACCGGCCACTGATGTCCCGCAGCCACTTAGAGCCGCCGTCACACGAGGGGCAAGAGAACCCGAACGTCGAGCCGAGATCCCATGCCTGGAAGTTGTGCCGGTGCGCCGTAACCCAGATGCGGGCTTCGTGAGCTCTCGAGTCACCACGCACCTGACCGTCAAGCCACTTCGTAAACCCCGCAGCATCACTGCCAGGAATCTTGTGTCCGTGGTTGAATCCCATCGGGACGCTCGCGGCCGTGTAGTACACGTTCATCTCGTCGTGCGGGATCGTGAACCCCACATGGTCGAAGCCGGGCGTCACTGTGAGCACTCGTTGAAGTGTCTCTGCCAGGAAGGCGCCGCCGTTGTCCGAGTCGGATGTGATGGACTTACCCGCGCCGCCCTGCCGACCGAACTCGGTGTGGTTGCACAGCACGGACACGAACTGACCCTTGTCGAACTGTGGGAACAGTTCACGTGCGTACGACGACCACACATCCAGCACAAGGTTCATCTGGGCTCGAAGACCACCCTGAACGGTGTGTGTCTGTGAGGCGTAGTTGCCGGCGATGCCCTCGAACGGGTCACCGTTGTTCACGATGACGAGCTCTGTGAGGTTGCGGTGTTTGCGTTGCCTGTTGATCTCAGCTTGGAAGTTCTCGAGGCCGTCGTGCAGACGGTCGAGGGTGGCGTCGATGCCTCCACCCTCGCTCTTGCCGAGCTGCATGTCAGCCATGTTCAGCACAACCGCGACGGGCTCACCTAGGCCGGTGCCGGGGATGCGGCGGGGAAGCTTCCACTTCCGTGCCCGCTTCTGCGCCTCGGTGATGTCGGCTTCGGTGACAGCGTTGGCTGTCTTGCGGCGAAACGATGCGCGGTACGCATACAGGTTCACCAGGTCGCGTTCACCGTTTTCGAGCCGCTTGGACTGCTGCCAGATGCTCGAACGCACAGTGTCGCCGACGATCTCGAACAGTTCGGGATCGAGGTTGAACTTCGCGAAGATGTGGTCCCAGTTAGTGAGCGGGCCAATGGATCGAATGTGGTCGAAGTCGCCGCCGATGATCGACCCATCCACGTCGTAGCGGATGTCGGCCGTCTCACTGATGTCCTTGGCCGGCGCTTTTTCGGGCGGGCTGTCCAGGCGGTCTGCGAGGCTCATGCGAGACCCCGCTTCACACGCCACGCCCGGAACGCCGTATCCGACATGTCCGGGGCACCCTCGGACACAAGTTCCTTCAACAGGGCAACATGACCCCACTCGGGGTTTGCGGCGGCGTTCAGGATGACTGTCTGCTCACCCTCGGGGCGAGACTCCAACCACACGTCCATGACGGAGCGGCCGGGGCGGTACTTCGCTGGCGGTGCAGCGAGTCGATCAATGAGTCCCATGGTCGCTCCCAATGGGTTGGGTGCACACTCCCCCGGAAAGCGCGGGGCGCGTACACAGGGAAAGTGAAAGGCCCGACCGCACCGTTACGTGGCTTCGGGTTGTGACGGTCACGCGCTTAGCGACGGCGCGACTTTGGGACCGTGTTTGGGTATGGTGGCCGGCTCCTGGGCGCGGCCTTCCTCAACCGATCTACGGGGTCGCCGCTGCCGGGAGGAATGCGAAAGGCCGCTTTCCGGGCATGCGGAAGCGACCTGAGAGAAGGTTAGCACACTAATCGTTAGTGCGGCAAGCGCTAGTGGCTATTTAGTGGCGGTATTCGATCCGGGCGAGCTGGGAATGATCTCGGATATGTACACCTGGATCTTGCGGGGCTTCCACCACGGCCACGAATGCTTCACGACATACGTGCGGCCCTCGTGTTCGATGAAGTCACCCGGCCGGTACTCCTCAACGGACTTCCAGTACAGGGACCGGTCATCGGTCTCCGGGCGCACGAACTCCGGGTAATAACGGGCCAGCACCTCAGCTTCAGTCGTCACAGCAGGATCAACTCCCGGTAGTCGCCTTGGTTCTCGATGAGCAGGGTTCCGCCTGCGGCGCGGGCATCGTGCACGAACCGGTACACGGACACAGCGCGGCGAATCGTCTCCGTGACACTGATGCCCTCGGCCGATTTGATGTCGAGGATGGCCTGAGCGGTCGCCTCGTTGATATTGACGCTCAGTCGGTCCATCACTCACTCCTATCGGCGGCGAGAAGCTGTCGGTCGTGTTCGGCTAGCCACCGGTCGAACGCCGCCGCGCGTCCCTCGGGCGTCCCTCGCCCGTTGACCACCACCATGTAGTAATCAGTTGCGTAGGTCGCGCGTATCGCCTCAGTGGAGGGAATGTGCGTGTCGCTCGCGACGTACTCGCCGGTCCTGTATTCATTGAGGTCGTAGAGAGAGGATTCCTCGAGCCAGTCGTCGGTAGACTCATTCATGTCGACTCCTCCTTCGAGTTCGTACTTTAGATGAGTGAGCCCCACCCTGTGAGGGATGGGGCGGTCTGGTTGCGGTCAAGCCAGCGTTTGAGTTTGGGTAGGTTCTGGTCTGGTCCGAACACGAGGTATGTGCCGTCTACGGAGTCGCATCCGATAGCTGCGGCGTACCGGAGTCGGCGTTCGGAGTTGACCCGCCCCATGTGCACCCATTTGCCGCGGGCTTTCGCTTCACGGGTGAGTTGTGCGGCGTGGGGTCCGAGTTTCCATTCGGTGGTGCCACCGATGAACAGGGCGTCGAACTCGTCCCACGGGACACCGACCGTTTCTGCTCCGTCTTGTGCGACGAATGCGGCCGGGTAGCCGAGCTCACGAATCTTCGGGAGCCATGGGGTTGAGCGGTCGAGTGTCCCCGCGGCGTCAGCCACAACGTCAGGGGCGGTGGCGAACAGGCACCGGGACCGTTGTTCGGGTGTGAAGCTGTCCAACCATGCGAGCCATGCGTCTTCGCCGGGGAACCCTTTCCCGAAGCATCCGTTGTCGGCGCACCATGCGGCACCCTCGGGGATCGCGTTGCCCTGCATGGGCGTGTTGATCATCCCGAGGGTGCCGGTGGTCATGGCTTCACGGATTGGTGCTGTGGACGGGTTTCCGAAGTACAGCACGTGACACCACCCACCCGATCGCGAGGAACATGAGCATGGCCCACGCCTTCCCGATGAGCTGTCCGGGGAGTGCGGGGATGATTGCGGCGGGACCGAACGCGATGCCGAGGAACAGGACCGTGTCGACCACAGCACCCACAACGGTGGATGCGGCTACGGCGATGGCCCACTTCGCGTCACCGAACCGTGCCCGCTTCCGGATGGGCGTGTAGACGGCGTAGTCAGCGAGCTCGGAGACGACGAATGCGACCACGGAAGCGAGTGCGATGAATGGTGCGGACATCGCGAACGACAGGGCGGCGCCGGCGAGGATCGCCCCGAGGACCACCCACCTACCGAGGGTGTCCTGCACCCCGTCTCGGAGTGCGAGTGTCGCGCCAGCCACGAACGTTCCCGCCGTAGCCATGAACCCGAACCCGACCGGGACGAACCCGAAATGAGTGGTGAGGACGTTCGCGAGTACGACCGTGGAAATGAAAACGGCCACCAGAATCCATCCGGTGACCCGCTTGCCTGTGGTGTTCATCAACTTGCCTTTCGTTCGGTGAAGAGTTCGGGTGCGATGCAGCGACCGCGGACCCGACCGTCTGTGTCGATGGTTTCTGGGCACGGCCAACCAGCGCCGTCCTCGTGGTGGTGGGAGATGTGGGCGGACGCGAAGGTTTCAGTCACGGGGTCTCCCTGGTTTCGAGTTCGTAGGCGAGTTCTCTTGCTCCCCACCTCTTGTCGCAGGCGCGGCAATGAGCAGTGGACTCGTCAATCAGGTTCACTTCCGGGTTCCTGGGTGATTCGACGACAAGGGGGCGTGGGTATCGTTCCCCATCCCTCCACCACTCCGAAGCCCCACACGCAGGGCACGGGTCGGGGAGGTCTTTCTGTCGGGGTGGTTCAATCTCCCTACGGATCGATGCTTCCCACCCGGTGAGGAGACGCACCCGCCCGGCGATGCTTCCCGGTTCGCGTTCCGTCTGCGTCCATGCCACGTACCATGACCGCAACGTCCGCGCCGGGTCCCCCTTATGCACCGTCGCTTTCGCGTCATGCGCCCAGTCGGTGATCTGCGAACTGATCCGCATGAACAGCATGAGGGCGCCGGAGTTGATCGGTACCCGCTGATTCGGGAGCGACTTGCTGCCTTCCCGGCTGAGGGAAAACCGGATCTCGTTCTCCAACCGGTCCAACAGGGGCGTGTCGAACACGACACACGTGAACCGGGAATCCTGAATCGTATGATGCAGCACGGCCGGTTTCGTCAACGCATCAACCGCGTCCAACAGTTCGGTCATCGGGTACCTGCTTCCTCAAGACTGTGGGCGAGCTCAACGTCTTCCGCGGGCACATAACAAAACCCCGTACGCACCCCCGACATGCGCCACTCCGACCCCGGATGCACACACTCCGACGACGCAGGATGCTGGTCAACTGGGGGAAACACGACAGCAACCCGGCCACTATGATCCGCACACGCGAACTTGTTGTGCACCGGGTTGTCGTACAGGTAATGGGTGGTTGCGGGGGCGCCACACATGCGGATGGCCCACGACGTGACGAACCCGCAATGCCCCTTCGCCGACGTGGGCAGGACAGGACCGAGCGTCCCCGGGCGGGTCATCCGGGCCTCCGTCCTGGGCAGTTGGGGTTGTAGACGCCCGTGCCGTTGTTGCACCGCCCACAGCGGTGTTGTGGGGGTTCGGGTGGAGGGTTCCGGACGGAGTCAATGACCGCCTGCTGAGCCTTCGACGGGTTCCACCAAGGACGTGGCTGGCCCATCAGAAGGGCTCAGAGGATTCGGCGGCATCCCACGAACCCGCGGCAACAGGCGTCCGGCCTGAACCGCCGCCTGCCGCACGGGTGACGGTCGCAGTCGCGTACCGCAGCGACGGGCCGATCTCGTCAACCTCGAGCTCGATGGCCGTGCGGTTGTTGCCCTCGCGGTCCTGGTAGCTGCGCTGCTTGAGGCGTCCGGTCGCGACGACCCGCATGCCCTTCGTCAGCGAGCCGGCCACGTTCTCCGCGAACTCCTTCCAAACCGACGCGCGGAGGAACAGTGCCTCCCCGTCCACGTACTCGTTCTTCTGTCGGTCGAAGTTGCGGGGTGTTGACGCGATAGTGAAGTTCGCGACCGCGAGTCCGTTCTGCGTGTAACGCAGTTCCGGGTCAGCCGTCAGGTTCCCGACTACTGTGATGATCGTTTCGCCAGCCATCAGTTGCTCTTCTCTTCGGGGTTCTCGGTGGTCAGGTCGTAGCCGTTGAAGTCGTTGGCGATGAGCCATGCGAGGGGCTTCTCACCGGGGTAGTCGGGGCGGAGCGGGATGACATCGGGAAGCCACAGCCGCATGCCCTCTCCCCATTCGGGCTCGTTGGGCATGGCCTCGTTGATCGCCTGGATACCCTCTGCGAACGCCAGGGCGTCTCGGGTCTGTGACGGGATGAGCGCGGTCATTGGTTGCTCCATTCGGTGACGTCGATTCCGACGCCGGTAGGGTCTCCGGGATTTGGGTAACGCTTCGTCGCGACAAGGGTCACGACCAGTGAGTCGTCGGCAAGCAGTCCCCCATCGGTGAGACCGTCTAGGACGGCCCTCGAGAGCTTGTCGACGTCGGGACGCACGCCCGGTGCGCCCCAGCGGGGTTTCTGTGGGCGTGGGAGGACAAACGAAAGGGTCACGATGACTGGACAGTCGAACGTGACCCCAAGGTCCGCATGAGTGGCGATCACATGCCGCCACGGTTTCAGGCGGGCGGCGTTCGCATCCCGCAACCACGCCCGCCCCTTCGCCTGCGAAACGGTCTTACTGCCCTGCGGAACAGGGACGCCTTCGATGAAGAACGAAACCGTGTCAGTCATGCGCCCTCCTCGAGCCGGTTGATTTCCCAGTCCAGGTAGACGCGTGCTTTCCGCAGGTCGTCGAGCTCGTCCGCACCCGCCTTGTGTCCGGCTCTGGCGACGTACTTTACGACGTTGCCGCGCGGGAAGTTCAGGTGTCCGGCGATGTCGATCACTTCGACCGGGAACCGGGTGTAGTGGGCCGGTTGGTGGATACTGTCGGTCATGCGGCTGTCAGACATGGCGCCACGTGATTCCCGCTCGGACCCGACGGATCGCAGTATCAGAGACACCGAACCGTCGTGCCAGCTCAGCAATCAAGCCATATCTGCGCGGCAGCGTCCGGATGTACTTAACGTCGCGCTCCGTGAGTCGGGAGTCGGGGTGATCGACGCCTCTCGCCCGATTCGCGCGCCCCTTCGACACCGAGTCGAGGATGTTCTCGCTGGGGGTTCCAACGAACAGGTGGGCAGGGTTGACGCATGGCGGGTTGTCGCAGGTGTGGCAGACGTGAGTGCCGGCGGGAACCGGCTCGCGCAGTGCGGCACTCACTCGAGAGGCGACATGGAAGTCCCCCTTTGCGACCGTGAACTGGCCGTAGCCGCTGCGCTTACGGTGCGCTTGCCACTCCCAGCACTCGTCGATCGTCCGGATATCAACCTTTGACCAGAAACGCTCCCGCAGTGTTGCGGGAGCGTTTGTCAGGTCTAGCGGCTTCTTCTGGTTCATGCGACCTTCTTCCGTCGTCGTTCGGTGGCCGTCATCCCGCCTCGAATCGACCACCTGTCCCACGTGGGCGCATCGGCCAGACACTGCGCCGCGACAGGACAGCCGGCGCAGATCTTCTTCGCTTCACGGGTGGGACGCCACGGTTCCTCTTCGTCGTCACCCTCGGTGGGGAACCAGTAGTCGGGATCGGTGGTCGCACATGCGGCGTCGTCCATCCACCCCCGTGCGACGGTGTCCTGCCCGCGTTGGGTGCGGCAGTCCATGCAGTATTTGGTGCGGATGCCGTCGTTCTTCACTTCACGTTTCAGGCCGCACCGTGGGCATGCTGCATGCGGGTTGCCGCTCATGTGGTTCTCCGGTATCTGGGGTTTGCTTTGAGGCCGTGTGAGCGGCGGATTTGGGCGATGGTGCCGACTGTGGGCCAGACGAGCTCGGAGGCAATGTCGGCGTCACACATGCCGGCGATGACCCGGGAGCGGACGGCTTCACGGAAGTCCCTACCGTGGCGTTGGCGTAGGAGTTCGTCGCGGAGGACTTGTCCGGGTGTGATACCGCGGCGTTCCGCTGTTTCCTGGATGCGCCACACGTCTTTCGGATC